GCTGCAATTATTATAGAGGCCAATTTAAGAATGAGGCACACCCTCCGTGATGGTGCGGCTATTTTCCCGTGACGCTGTGGCTAAATCTCCGTGCACGTGTGGCTCACTGCCCGGAATTTACATCGGCCAGGTAGGGGGCCAGTACGGCCTCCGCCCGCCGCCGCAGCTCGTCCCGCCGCAGGCAGGCGGCCTCTCCGCCGCCACGGACGGTCAGGTCCCCGGCGGAGAAGGCGCTCACCCCCTCCAGGTCCTCCCCCGCCCGCCAGTCGGCCAGCGCGGTCCAGGCCGCGGCCAGGGCGAAGGCTTCGGCGCAGTCCCCGGCCGTCACCCCCTCCTTCAGGCGGGCGGCCAGCTCCTGTTCCGCCTGGGCGCACAGCTTGCGCAGGCCCTCTTCCTCCTCGCCGGCCCCGCTCAGTGCCCTGGCCAATGCAAAGATCTCCTCCGTCATGCCGCCTCCATCACACCGTCAGGACCTTGGCCGCGTCCTTGAAGATCTTGGCAAAGCCGCAAATGGTAGTGATCGCGGCCCGCTCCAGTTGCCGGTCGATGAGCTTGTCGTATTCCACCATCACCCGGTCACCGGACTGTACCATCTCCAGGGCGTAGCGCTTGTCCAGGCCGATGAGCTTTCCGCTGTCCATGGCGGAGGTGCGCAGCAGCTTGGCCCCCAGGGGGGTGGTCAGCCTGCCGGTGCCCTGGAAGTTGAGGCCGGTCAGGGGGTTTTGGAACTCAGTCATCTTGAGCATGTCCACCATGATGCCGCTGGGCACCAGCAGGGTGTTGAGCTCGTAGGGCTCGAACTGGGCCCAGAAGTCCACCAGGGCGTCGTAGTCCAGCGTGCCGCTGGTGCCGCCGATGGGGCTGGTGCCCACCTGATAGGTGTCGGCGGCGTTGTCGTTACCGTCGCCGCCGATGAGCACGCCGATGGCGTCCTCCACCAGCATCCGGCTGATGTAGGCGCCGATCTGCTTGAGGGTGACGGAGAAGAGGTCCAGCTTCTGATAGCGGATGGCCTCGTAGGAGGCCACCAGCATCCTCCCCCGCTTGTGGAGCTTGACCAGGTTCTCCTGGGTCTTGACGGTGGTGGAGGGGATTGCGGCCCCCTCCTCTACCCGGCGGAGCTTCTTCTCGTCGCCGGGCGCGGAGGCGATGGAGCGGTAATCCAGCCCGTCGAAGCGGGTGACGGCTGCCACCAGATCGGGGAGGATGTCGGCCTCCTCCATGCCCAGCCGCACCGACCGGGCGATGTACTCGGGGAAGAGGACGGCGGAGTCGGAAGTACGGAAGAATTTCTCCACCACGTCGGAGCCCTCGCCCTTGACCTTGATGTCGAAGCGCTTGAGCTGCCGCTGGTAGGCGTCCAGCCCCTCCAGGGGGGTGCCCTTGTAGTGGGGACCGGGGTCCAGCTCCTCCAGCACCTGGGTAAAGGACTTACCCGTCTGGTTGTACATGCCTTTTTCCAGCTTTAGATTGTCATAACAGTATGCCATACCCGCATCCTCCTTTTCTTACAGCCGAACCACGGCGGTTTTGGCCGTGGTATCCGCGCTGACGACCAGATAATCTCTCGCCCCATCGCCGGAGCCCGCCTGTTTCACGCCGCCGGAGCCATCGGCGGTAAGGCTTACCCAGCCGGGCGCGACGCCTGTGCCGCTGTATTTGACCCGGGCAAAGCCTCCCACCTGTACGGCGGCAAAGCCCCCCACCGGAGCCAGGGCCACGCCGCAGAAGCGCTCCCCTGCCGTGCAGGGGCCCACTGTGCTGTCTCCGGCCAGCTTGACCGCCATGCCGTCCTCCACGCCGCTCTGGGCGATAAAGGTGGCGGTCACCGCGCCGATCTCTTCATAGGAAACCTGTCTGCTCATGCTCTTCCTCCCTTTCTTCTCCGTCCAACCTGCCTCAGATCAGGAAGGCCCCGTCCCGGGCCGTCTCCTGTTCCTGCCCTTCCGAATAGGTCAACTGCGTCCGCAGGGCGTAGCGCTCCCGGGTCCGTTTTTCCAGCGCCTTGCGCAGCGCCTCCAGCTCGCCCTCCTCCAGCTTTTCCGTCATACGCTCCAGGACGGGTGCTTCCAGCTCCGGCTCGGCCAGCGCCCCCAGCCGCGCCACCTCCCGGCGCAGCCCGGCCAGATACTTGCGCCCCAGGGCGGCCTCCTGCTCCAGGCGCTCCAGCCGGGCCTCCCCCCGGAAGCCCTTGAGCACCCCCGCCCCCGGCTGGGCGGGCACGGCCACGAAGGACCACTCATAGGCGTCGGTGACGCCGTCTAGCTCGGCCCAGCACAGTTTTCCGTTGTAGGTCCGGCCCCGGATGTGCCGGCACTTCTCCCGGTCCCGGATGTCCTCGCCGCACACCGAGCAGACCGACCGCTCCACCGCGCAGCCCACCGATACCTCCCGTTTGATGCCTGCGTCGATCTCGGCGATCAGGTCCCGGTTGGCCTCGGTACGCAGCATGTAGGCGTACCCCTTCACATAGCACAGGGGGTCCCCCGCCCGGGTGGTGGCCTCCGGCTCCCGGACCACCTCCGCCCGGTAGATGCGGGCGGTCTGCCCCCTGGCGCTCCATTCGTGGTCAAAGATGCCGCTTTTCCCCACGAACTTTTCCGCCAGCGTCTCCAGGGCCTGGGGGGAGAAGCGCTCCCCGTCCCGGTCGATCTCGTTGTCGCACAGCCGGACCGAGAAGGTGTAGATCTCTTCCGCCGTCAGCTCCTTCCGGCTGAATTGATGGATCTGCTCCAGCTCTCGCCGGTCCACTTGGGGGCCCCGGCCCAGCCCCGCCTCTTTTTTGATCTCCAAGCTTTCGTCCTCCCCTATCTTCCGCTGTTCTGTCCGCGCACCGCCCGGGCCTGCTCCCGGTACAGCTCGGCGCGGGCCTCCTCCACCTGATCCTGCAGGTTGATGTCGTCCCACCGGACCTCCACCCGGCCGCCGTAGCCGTGTACCCGCAGCCACAGCTCGCAGATGCGCTCCACCACCGGGTCCAGGGACCGCCGCAGTGCGGTGATCTCGCTGGTCATCATGTCGGCCTGCTGGGTGCTCATGCGCTCGGTGGAGGACCAGGACAGCCCCAGCAGGAAGGGTGGGATTCCCGTCTTGGCGATGAGCTGTTCCAGGATCTGCCGCACGGGCACCTCGCTGTCCAGCACCTGGTTGTCGGCGCCGATGACCTTGATGTCCACGTCGCCCACCGCCACAAAATCCCGGACCCCGCCGTTTTTTCCCGCCTGCATGGCCGCCGACCACTCCTGAGCGATCTGCCGGCACCGCTCCTGGGCGCAGGTCCGCTCCAGGCCGTCCTCCCCCGGCTTGCAGACCACGGCAAAGCGCACGTTGCCCATGCGCTCCCAGTTCATGCCCATAGCCTGATAGATTTTTAGCAGGATTCCGGTCAAAAAGGGCATGGACCGCAGCAGGGACACCCCATAGGGGCTGTCGGTTTCCGGCTGGAAAGGGGTAAAAAGGAGGAGCTCCTGACAGGGGAGCTCCTCAATCTGTCCGTTTTCCCTCCGGGCGCAGAGGGTGAAGTCCAGGGGGGAGTCTCCCTCCCGGATCTCCAGGTCGGCGGCATTCCCGCACAGCAGGGCGGCCACCTCCCGGCCGTCGGGGTCCAGCACCAGCTCACCCACGGCCCGTCCGCAGGTGAGCAGCGAGTCCATGTAGCAGTCCAGGAAGGACTGCACGCCCCGCTGTCCCCGTCCGGTGGGCACCGTGCGCAGAAACCGCTCCAGCCCCTCCTGGGCCCTGGGGTCTCCGCACTGCACCCGGACGCCGCCCACCAGCCGGATGAGCTTTATGAGGGCGGCGTCCACGATGGGCACCGCCTCCCGGATGGCGCGGTAAAGGGCAATCTCCCCATTGCGCAGAGGCACATAGCCGTCCAGCACCCCGAAGGGATGCCTGCCCCCGTCCCGGAGCTGTACCGCCGTCCCGGTCAGGGGCGCTTTTTTCTTTTCAAACAAAGCCATATCCATCTCCCGTCACTCTAAAAGGCTTCCCGCTCCGCGTACCCCGCCGCCAGTCCGCCCCGCTCCCCTTCTCCCGCCGCCACCATGGCGGCAAAGTAGCGGATGTCGTCCATGGCGTGGTCGTGCTCTTTGAGCACCCGATCCCGCCCGCTTCCGGGGTCCCAGCGATAGAGCCCGAATTCCCGCAGGCTGTCCCGGCACCCGCTGCAAATGACCAGCTTCCCGCTCCGGAGCAGCTCCGCCGTCACCCGGATGCCGGAGAGCACGTCGTTGTCGGCCTTGCAGACCCGCCAGCCCTCCCGCCGCAGAGTCTCCAAGAAACTGGCCGCCGAGGGGTCCACCACCACCCGGCGGATCTCCCGCTCTCCGGCCAGCCGCCGCAGGTCGGCGGCATACTCACCGTCGGTTTTCTGCCGCCCGGCTCTCTTGGAATCGTAGTAGTACTCCTCCACCCGGTACCACACCCCGTTCTTCCTGCCCCACAGGCCGAAGGAGGCGGGGTTGACCGTACCGTAATCACAGGAGATGCGCCACTCCTCCATAGGTCCGGCCGGGGGCGGGCGTACCAGGCTCTCGTCGAAGAAGCCGTACACCAGCCCCTCGGCGGCCACCCATTCCCCCAGTACGAACCGCCGGTAGAAGGCGCCCTGAAAGCGCCGCTCATACCGCCGTCGCATCGCGTCCGACAGCCCCGGGTTGTCCTCCATGGTAAAGTGGAGATAGAGGGCCCGCTTTTCCCCGGCCTTCCGGATCCACTCCTGGTAAAACCAGTGTCCGGGGTGCTCCGGGTTGCAGGAGAACCACAGCCGGCTGCCCTCCACGGAGCATCGGGCGCAGGTCTGTTCCACAAAGGAGCGGGGCATGAGGGCCGCCTCGTCCAGCAGGGCCCCGGCCAGCGTGATGCCCTGGATGACGGCGGCGCTGGATTCATCCCGGCCGCCGAAGAGGTAAAAGGTGTTTTCCCTTCCTCCCACGCGCAGGGTCAGCCGGCTCTGGGAGAGCCGCTCCTCCGCCTGGAACCCCAGCTCCTTTAGCGTGGGCAGCAGCGGGACCAGGAGGTTGCGCCGCACGCTCTGGACGCTGCGGCCGCACAGGGCGAACTGCCGGTCCTGGAAGCGCCCCATGGCCCAGCAGAAAAAAGACAGCCCCAGGCAGAAGGTCTTTCCGCTGCGGACTGCGCCGTCGCAGATGACGGCCTCCCAGTGTCCGGCCTCGGGTGAGCACCACCAGGTGAGGACCCGCCGCTGCTTGGGGGAGAACCTCATAGGTCCTCCCGCTCGGTTTTTCCTTCGTCTCCGCCGCTCTCCTCCAGAGCCCGGAGAAAGCGCTCCGCCCCCTCGCCGCTCTGGCCCGCCATGCTGTAGAGCTTCTCCAGGGCCAGCAGCTTGTCCACCAGCCGGATCTCTACCGCGCCGTTGCCGTGCCGTTTGAGCTCCGTGAGTCCGGTGAGGTCCAGCTTTTCGATCTCCTCCAACTGCCCCTCGCCCAGGAAGGCCAACTTGACCGCGTCGTTGCTCTTCCGGTCCGCCAGCCGCTCCAGCCGCCTCAGCACGTCGTTTTTCCACTCCCGCTCTGTCTTTGCCTTCACGCCATCCCACCTCTCACCCTTTCCGCGCCCCGCCAAAATGTTGCATGCTCCGGTACACGAAGCCAAAAACCGTCTTTCGGCGTCGAAAACCCCCTCTTGTCCTTTTGGGGGTTCCGTGGTATAATTTTTATCTTAGCAGAGGGGAGGTGCACCATGGACCGCAGCGCTGTCAAACAGATCGCCGCCAACCGCAAGGCGTATCACGACTACTTTGTAGAGGAGAAATTCGAGGCCGGCCTCGAACTGTGCGGCACGGAGGTCAAATCCATCCGCCAGGGCAACGTCAACCTGAAGGACTCCTACTGTATCATCAAGGACGGCCAGATGGTGGTCCACGGGATGCACGTCAGCCCCTATGAGAAGGGCAATATCTTTAACCGGGACCCGGTTCGGCCCCGCCGCCTGCTGATGCACAAGCGTGAGATTCTGCGTCTGTTTGCCAAGGTCAAGCAGGATGGCTATGCCCTGGTGCCTCTGTGCATCTACTTTAAGGGTCCGCGCATCAAGCTGGAGGTGGGCCTGTGCAAGGGCAAAAAGCTCTATGACAAGCGGGCCACCGCCGCGGCCAAGGACGCCCGGCGGGAGATTGACCGCGCCATGAAGGACCGGGCCAGATATTAGGCATTGACACCGGCCGGAGAGTGTGTTATTTTATAGTACTCTCCCAAATTGAAAGGAGTGTTTCCCATGGCTCAGAATCCCATTGTCACCTTTGAAATGGAAAACGGCGGCAGGATGGTGGCCGAGCTCTACCCCGATAAGGCCCCCAATACCGTCAACAACTTCATTAGCCTGGTCCAGTCGGGGTTTTACAACGGGCTGATCTTCCACCGGGTCATCCCCGGCTTCATGATCCAGGGCGGCTGTCCCCAGGGCACCGGCACGGGCGGCCCCGGGTACTCCATCCGGGGGGAGTTTACCGGGAATCGCTTTCCGAACGACCTGAAGCATGACCGCGGCGTGCTTTCCATGGCCCGTACCATGGCGCCCAACTCCGCCGGCAGCCAGTTCTTTATCATGGTGGAGGCGGCCCCTCATCTGGACGGCCAGTACGCCTCCTTCGGCAAGGTGATTGAGGGCATGGAGGTGGCCGATGCCATCGTGTCCGTGCGCACCGACCGGATGGATAAGCCCATGGAGGACCAGCGGATGAAGGCGGTGACTGTGGAGACCTTCGGTGTGGATTACCCCGCGCCGGAAAAGGTATAATCACACGTAATGGTTGGATTTTGCAAACTCGCAGCTTCCTGAACGGTTCCCAGCGCAAGCGGGCCCATTCAGGGGCGGAGGCGCAAGGGCAGGAAGGGATGGACTTTGCGACGACGCGGGGGCGTACCGGTTTCGACGGGGATGCAGAGGCGGGAATAGCGGGCGAAGGCGCCCAGCCTTCTAAAAATGGGCATTCTTTATAAATTAAAGAACAACAACGATTACGAACTCGTAGCGGCTTAAGTTCCGCTGCCGTCCCAGCCGGAAGGCCCACGAGCCGGTTTGGGGCGTGATTTGAGTGGGGACCGTGCGTGCGCAAAGCTTTGAGCGCACCATGCATCATGAAGCTACCAACCTGCTGAGCGTGACGGCTCGCGCTTCAGGAAGGGAAATCGAAAAGACCGTCTGCGCCCGGAGAAGTTCCCGTTGAAACATTTTCGGACGGGGGTTCAACTCCCCCCGCCTCCACCAAGTGACCCTTAAGTGAACTAATTTCCTTAAGGTCAATAGCAAAGTGACCGTCTTGTGTATTACACAGGACGGTCATTTTGTCATCATAGAGATATATTTTGTTCACGAGCATATCAACCAGTGCACGCCGATATTTAAGGTCATTGATGTCCCCTTTGCGGAATTGGTTCAAGAAAAAGCGGATGTCTTTCATACTGGGGACGTGGTACTTGGATGTTTCCAAAAGTAACTGGCGAGAGAGTTCGTCATGCTCCTTCTTCTTTTGGGTAATCCGTTCTGCGATGATATCAACTGCCTGTCCACTCTCCAAGGCTTTCAGCAAATTTTCCGTTGCCTTTTCATTTTCGTGAATGAGTTTTTGAAGTTGCTTTGCATTACCGTTACTACTTTCCCTTTCGCAGAGATCCACCACTTCTTTGGCAATCATATTGATATTATCGGCGGTTAGAAACTCCCGCAGCTTGTTAACTACCAAATCTTCAATGTATTCTTTACTAACCGTCTTTTTGTCGCAGGACTTATCCCGGCGGTTGGCCACACACTGGTAGTAATGGTATTTTCTCTCTGTCTTGCTGGTGCCGCTGATACCTGTCATAGCGGCTTCACAATGTCCGCAGAACAGTTTTGTAGTAAGCAGATAGTCCACTTTAGCCTTCGCTCGTGCGGGGGCTTTTTTATTTTTTTCCATGATACGCTGTGCCTCCCAAAACAAATCTTCATCCACAATGCGGGGGAGACCATCGGGAACTTCATTGCCGCGGTAGGTGTATGTGCCAATATACCGTTTGTTCCTCAAAATACGATTGATACTGTTTTTGTTGAACTCATTTCCATAGGAAGTTTTTATCTGGTTAGCATTGAGATAGCGGATAATATCGGCCATTGTGGAGCCAGTCACATACATCTCAAAGATTTTAACAACGATTGGAGCGGTAAGAGGATCGACCACAATTCGCTTGTTTTCGGTCTTGAAGCCCAGTGCAACGTTGCCACCGGTGGAAAGGCACTTTTCAGCGTTAATGTCCATGCCCCGCTTAATCTTTTGGGCCAACTCTACACTGTAATATTCGGCCATTCCCTCTAAAACCGCTTCCATCAGAACGCCGCTGGCATCGTCTGAAATGTTTTCACGGGCAGAGAGGACACGGACTCCATTCTTTTTCAGTTTGGCCTTATATGTAGCGCTGTCATAGCGGTTTCGGGCAAAACGGTCAAGCTGGTAGACCAGAACGCCTTGAAAGGTTTTCTTTGCGCTGTCGGTAATCATTTTTTGAAATTCGGGTCTATGGTCCGTTGTGCCGGAGAGTGCCCGGTCAATGTATTCTCCCACCACGGTATAATCATTCCGCAGGGCGTAGGCATAGCATTCTTTCAACTGCCCCTCAATGGACTGCTCCGTCTGCGAGTGCGAGGAAAATCGGGCGTAGATGACAACATTCATGCTCATTCCTCCGCTTCTTCCAAAACTGGTTGCTGTTCTAAATTCTCCTGTTCAAAGGCTATGCCCTCGGGGGTTTTCAGCCATTTCTCATAGTCAGCCTTCTCTTTTTCTACCTTCACCTCGTCCGCAGTTTTCTTCAAAAGTGACAACTCCTGCAAAACCTTAGAAAAATAGACATGGGAGTAATTCTCTGCGAAAGACAACACCTCGGTTTCTTCACTTCGGGGGCCTTTAGAATAGAGGACCGTTGCACCCAAGTCCTTTTTGTTTTTGCTGAAGTAGAACTCTCCAAGTAAATACCGATAAATACTCTCAAACAGTTCCGTGTCATTCATTCTTTCCAAGAGAAAGTTACAGGCGGCCAATCGTTTGGCGGCGGTACCATTATCCGTCCCCATGCTGCGATTTGTAGATATGAGGGAGTCTATCGCCCTATCACTGAGGCCGGTGATTTTGTGTATCTCCTCATTGGAAGGGGTCTTGCACTCATCCGCTCCCAACAGGTAGTCCATGGAAACTCCGAGAGCCTTTGCGACTGGCAAAAGATTGCCAACTCTAGGCTCCCTAGTATTCTCCCATTTTGACCATTCAGAGATAGCACTAGTAGATATATTGCTCTTTTCTGCAAGTTCTTTCTGAGTCATATCTCGATCTTCCAACAAGTTCGTAAGCCTTTCTGCCAAGATTTGCGTTAACATTGTCTGCCCTCCGATTCTATTCGCAAAATATTTTGATAGAAAAAACTTTTTTGTACACCTTACGGGATTTTCAACTTACGGCTAATTTTTTGTGCTACCATAATCCCGCATACAGGATTTATATTCTTGTAATTCTATTTATGGATTTATTATAAGATATATTTTCTGGAATGTAAAGAGATTTCTGAATGGTGGTGATAAGGGCATGGCGGACAATGAAATGAAAATCAGCCGGGAACAGGCGCGCATGTTTGCCTATGCTATTTATCGTGACATTGCCGCCTATGTCGAATCACACCAAGAGGAATATCGGAAATTTATAGAAACAAAGGAGGCCGTTTTCGATGGCAAAGATACGGCTACACATCGACCCCAAAGTGGTAAGCCAAAAGCCGACCGAAAGTGAGTGGGGCAAGATTTCCAAACGGGTACTTAGCCGCACCAGCATTGAGGAGGTCACCGTACAGCAGTTGGCACAAAGGCTCAGAAAGGGGCATACCATTTGTCCTGCGGTTTTGGACGGTTCCAAAGCTACAGACTGGCAAGAGCAACAGGTCTTTATGGTGGATATTGACAACGCTGACAAAGGCCATCCCCAACTGTCCCCGGATGATGCCCTGGAAATCTGCAAGGAACACGGAATTGCTCCTGTAATCTACTACGAAACATTCAGTCACAGCGAGGAACATCCCAAATTTAGGCTTGTGTTTATCATGGATGATGTAGTGACCGACCCCGATATGCGGCGAATGATTATGGAACGCTTGATTTCGCTTTTCCCGCAGAGCGACAGGGCTTGTGTCAACGCCAACCGCCTGTTTTTAGGGACGAACAAAGAGGTTGCTTTGCTCAGCAGAAATGACCGGGTATCCATCGAGGATATATTGGCGATTCCCTGTGTCGATTCTTCCCCGGATCGGCATATCACGCTAAACCTTTCCCGCCAAGAACTTCGTGGCAATCCGGAACTTGCCGCACAGATTCAGAATTTCGATTTTCTCGCATACCTTGCGGAACGAAATGGCCCATATTCCGAGAGCGGCAACACCATTAGTTTCCAAAACTGCGAGGTTTGCGGCCACAAGAATGACCTGCGGTATTATCGGGATACCAATACCTTTTACTGCTTTTCTTCCAGTGGGGAAGTTGGCGGTAGTATCATTGACTATCTGATGGCAACAGAAGATTTGACCGTGGGCGAAGCCATTGAGAAATTCACAAATGAACTGTGTCCGCCCAACTGGTGTGACCCGGAACTGTTGGAGGAAAACAAACTTCCGCCATTCCCGGTTAAGCAGCTTCCGGTTGGACTTCGGGATTATGTGGTAGCAGTTTCCGAGAATACAGCGACCGCAGTTGATATGCCCGCAATCGCTGCTTTGGCTTTGGTTGCCGCCGCAGTACAGGGGAAATTCTGCATTGAGGGAAAACCCAATTACTACGAACAGTTGAACCTGTATTTGCTGATTATTGCCAAGTCTGGCGAGAGAAAAAGCAGTATCATCAAAACCATGACCAGATCAATCTACAAATATGAATTGGAGGAGAACAAACGTAGAAAGCCTATCATAGCCGAGCAGGAGGCACAGCTAAATAGTTGGCGTGCTCAAATCGAAAAGCACGAGAAAAAGGACATGAAGGAAGAAGCTGACTTTTTGAGACGCAAGTGCTTTGAGCTGGAACAGCGCCGTGTAAGGCCTCTTCGTCTGATCGCAGATGATATTACCCCCGAGGCCCTAACCTCCCTTATGGCTGACAATGGCGGCATTATAACGGTGATTTCCACCGAGGGTGGTCTGTTCGACATTTTTAACGGCAAGTATTCCTCCAATGTGGTTTCCATTGATACGGTGCTAAAAGCCTATACTGGCGACCCTATTCGAGTTGACCGCAAGGGACGAGAAGCGGAGAGCATTGATAACCCCGCACTTACGATGCTCTTGTCCGCACAGGAAAGTGTTTTGGAGGGTATGCTCAATAATGATGCCTTTCGTGGGCGAGGTCTGACAGGACGCTTTTTGTACAGTAAACCCAACTCCATGATGGGTCACCGCCCTTTCGATACCCCCGCAATTCCAAGTAAATTGAGTGAGATTTATGAGGGGATTTTGCTGGATTTGTTTTCTCTACCCTATCCCACCGATGAGGATATGCCCATTATTAGGTTGGACGGTGACGCGTTGGTCGTGTATAGGAATTTCTCTGAAAAGGTAGAAGCACGCCTGCTGACAGACTTGGAGGAAATGTCTGATTGGGGTGGTAAGTGTGCGGGAGCTGCCCTTAGACTTGCCGGTATTCTCCATTGCGTAGAAAACAGAACTTGCCCAGATGGTACCCTTGTATCTGAGCGCACAATGAAAAGGGCAACCAAAATCACGGCTTATTTTCTGAAACACGCAAAATATGCCTATTCTGTCATGGGAGCGGATAAGACGCTTCACGAAGCAAAATACATCCTGCGGCGGTTGGAATCGCAGTCCAAACAGGAATTGACCAAAAGCGGCATATATCACCTGTGCAGAAACAAGTGCTTCAAAAAGGCAGATGACATGATTCCCGCCTTGGACCTGCTGATCGACTATGGGTATCTGAAAAAGAAGTCATATTCCATTGCAACAGGAGGACGGCCCAGAGGGGACAGCTATCTGCTCAACCCGCTCCACTTTGATGAATAACCCCTATAACATGGTTTTTAAGGTTTTAATGTAAAAAATGTTTTTTCCTTTTGAACCATAAAAGCCACAAAAAGGACCCTGCTATCCATCACCGGGTAGCAGAGTCCTTTTCCTTGTTATTCACGAGTTAATAGAATTTCCAATCGTTTCAGCAGAGCGAGGAATGTACCTTCCTTTATCGCCCGCCCCCACAGCCCATCACAAAAGCGTTCCTGCCGGATATAGCAGGTCAAAATAGCTTTTGCCAGTTTGAAATCAGCGGTATCAATTCTCTTTGTCAGTTCATCGTCCATTCCAAGTCCGTATTCTTCCAAGGTGTTGCCGTAGGAATAATCCATTAGGGAACTGGCAGAAATATCGTCCACAAAATCCAAAAACTCGGGTTCGTAAATTGGAAATGGCATGGAGAAAGAACCGTCAGCCAGTTCAACGCTTTTCTCCCACCGACAAGCCGTTTCAGCCGATACCGTTTCAAAATAGTAAATGTACTTACGGATTCTTTCCAACTCCATGTCCATACCCCTTTCTTGGAGATTTCATTAGCATTATATCACACAGAGGGAGGGTTCTTCCATGCCAATCTTGAACCATCCCGCAACTGAGGAATGACACAGGATAACGCGGCCCTCCACTCCATTGCTTTTTCTTCTAACCCTTTTCTGTTTTGTCCACTGGGGGAGGATACACAAATATAGGGGATAGCTGTGTTTTTGAAAAAGCGTTTGAAATATTTATAGGCCCCGTTGCTATGGAATAAGAGCAACTTTATGTTGGGATATTCCTCTAAATACCGTGGGAGGTCATTCGGCCTTTCGTCCATCAAATCTTTATCGCTGGAACTCTCCCGTACCGCCGAGTCCAAAACATCCCAAAGGGCAATATGATATTTTTTCAGTAACCACTCTTTTGCTGCGTCTGTTTTCTCTATCTTTTCTCCGCAGGCCATGAACAGAATATCCCAAAACTTATTGGATGGGTCGGCGTAGTATGTGCCTGTTGTTAGGGACATTCGGCCGGGAAGGGTTCCTAAAATCAGGACCATTGAGTTTTCATCAATACTTGCCGGCAATCCAAAGACCCGTTCTTGTGAAAGGCTATTCATAGTCACACCCCACTATCGGCTACACATAGCCTAATAGTAGCATACATAGCCTACAATAGCAATGAAAATCCCTTACGCTAACCACGCAAGGGAGGGTGCGCTATGACTGTAACAATCGCTATACGGAATCGGATATTGTAGCTTTGCAATGAACGGGATATTACAATAAATGGGTTGGCTACAATATGTGGACTGCCCCCGTCATCCATCAAGAATATCCTTTATGGCAAGAGTCTTAATCCCAAGATTGTAACAATTAAAATGATTTGTGATGGACTGAATATCACACTTGGGGAATTTTTCAACACGCCCGAATTTGATAATTTGGAACAGGAAATGAAATAGGATTGATGAAACCTATTTCTCAAATACTTTGTCGACGGTATATGGACAGAGCGTCCGGCTTATATGGCGGTATGAAGTTTCATGCCCTCATGTATGTGTCATTACATATTACGGCTACTAAAACGGACAAGCACTATGTAGGCTCGTCAAGCAAAGAGCAAGGCATTATTGGACATAGATGAGAGAATACACCCGGACAAAGCACGGCGGCAACAAGCGCCTTACGGAGCTTGTCACCACCGATGCTTATCACTGCAACAATTTTCAGTTTTCTATCCTTGAAGTATTCTCAGTTAAGCGAGATAGGCACAAAGTGCTGGACTATGAGCAGTTATACAAAAAGAAACTGAAGTCAATTCAGTTCGGATTGAATGCTAACTGGTCAGAGTTTGCAGCGCATCATAATGTTTCCAGTGGAACTGACTATTCTCCCAACGGCTTCTTTCCCCTGTGAAAGTGCTTTCCCCACTTCATCGGCATTCTCTATAACCGGAGACAAAATGCGTGTTCGTTGCTCTTTAATAGTATATTTATTCCCAAATAAGCTGACCTGTTCTTCATCCATTTCAACTGCCTCTATCGAATAATTAGAAGGAACTTTTAAGGCTTCATATAGTTGCGTATCACATCTCAATGATAAATCCAGATTCAGAATATCCCCAACATCCACATCTTCAAAAGTAGATAAAACTTTTATCACTGCATTCCTGTCCCCAAAAGAAAGAATGCCGGGGATCAAGAATTCCGTGTTTAAATATTCTTCTACTTTCAAAATTTGTTGATAAATTTTAGAGTTTTCGTCAATGAATGCGGAAACTGAAGTTTGCACAACATTATCCTTTACTGGTGGTATTTGAAGCACAGGTTCCATGTGACCTTTGGTTTTATGAGAAAAGATTAAAGGAGCGCCTTTATGCCACTGCGACAAAACCAAGAGATCATCCAACGCATCCTTTGCTAAATGTTGCTTATCGAAAGAAAGCGTGACGTTTATGGAGTCATTTTCATATAGCAAAGAAATATTCATGCTTGGAAGTTCAACCGTCACGCGTTTGCGTTTATTCCCCCAGAAGGCGCATAGTGTTATGGCCTCCTGATATACCTCTTTTCCATTAATAGTTAAGACAACCTTATCAAATTGCGCTGGCTTTTCAATTCTAACAACCTCAGGCTTTTTCCCGTCGACAAGATTTTTCTTAGGGATATTGATCCCATTGACCGTTTCAAATAATTTTAAAGATTCGGGAGGCAATATCATCTCACGACAATCGCAGTCATCCATAAACTGCTCCATCTGCGGATATGTCGCCTTAGTTGAACTTATTGTGAGCCCATTGATTTTCAGCAGGGAATCAAGAGGATTTACAATATAATTCTCAATCTCAATTTCAGTTGAACTACCGCTAGGTGTTGATTTCCACGTTGGTTCAATTCCGTGCTTGTGCGCAACCGCTTGTGCCTGATCGATACTAATTTTCTTATCGATTGCATCAAAGACGATATTTTCTCTAATTGCTTTTTCAATAGTTCGCAACAATGTCTCGCCAGCTATTGGTAGGTGTGTTGTTTTACATATAGTGTTGAAATGTCGAAGTTTGTGTTCGGCCAGTGTTGGAACTGCAATAAAGAATTCCGATTTGGAAGTATCCACCTGAGTTAGTACCTTTTCAAAGATATCCTCAATATTCTTGTCCTCAAGAGAATATCCGATAAATAACACAGAGTGTTCTGCCAGTATGACTTTCAGCTTACTCCACACCAAGGAATTAAGTCCTTCGTAGAATTTAGCATAGTCCTTGCTGGTGAGGACAACAGATGAACTATCAGACGAATCTCCATGTATCTTATACAAGGCAACTGGCGCTTTGACAGAGGTTTTATATTGAGTTCCTACCACAGTACTGAGATTATCTCCATACACAGACTCAAACAAATGATCGTAGTTCGTTGTGATAATGGTATCAATCTGTGGTATCTGCGTACATAAAAAATGTGCGTGCGGCTTGGATGTAGCTATTTTGTCAAAGTGTGCAGAAACCAGGCCAATCAATTCGTCCCTTGAATAGAGCTGTTCAAATTCTTCAGCAATGTTCATAAGAACGGTTTTATGCTTTTCCAAAATTGCCCTATCTTCTTCTGATTTGGCCGCATCACAGATAATATCACAAAATGCGCTTCCAGAAGGATATCCAGCATATAACGACAAGCCAGACCCGGCCCATAATATAATCTCCTTGTTTCGGATCATGGTAATCAATCGTTCCATGTCAGGACTAATTTCCTGCTCGCCCCAAATACGCATAGTGTACCCCTCCTTGATGTAAACTCAACAAAATTATACACTATTTATGTCAAATTGGAAAGGTTCTCCTCCACGGCACCAACGATGATGGTTGGAGCCTTTAAATAACAAGCAACCATAATTGCCAATGGAAATATTCATAGAGACATGGTATTATATAATTTGTTGGTACACAGCTACACGTTGGAGGGTGTGCGATGAGAGAGGGTAAATATACGCCACTTACAAAATGGCTAAATCAGTGTAAACTCGACACGGTTCGTTTCACCTTTGCCGAATTAAACAAAATTATTTTACTACCAAACCACGCCTATAAAAACAGAACATCTTGGTCAAACCCTAAAAAACCGTTGTCTTTTTCCTCTGGTTGGCTCAATGCTGGATACATAGTGAGTTCCGTTGATTTATCTGCGCAATGGGTCGAGTTCAGCAGGGGCCAAGTTAAGGGGCGCAAAGTAAAAGCTGAAAAGTTCGACGCCAATAGTTGCGAACAAGACATTTTTTCCGTACTGGAGTGCGGATATAAATGTTATGATGAAATGCACAAAGGCTCCAACCACCGCTATCGTTCGTGGGAGTATTGCCACGAAGCGTTCAAACAGCACCGGCAGAATCCTTCTGATGCGGAAATGGATTTACTGTGTCTGCATCTTGCGTGGTATCTTGCTAGTTGGGGTATGCTACGCAATTCTTTCCTGATACAAAAAGACTACAGGGTACATATGTCGGTAGTGAAACTGTTGCTCGACCCCAAATGGGATGAACTCTGGGATATTGATGCAGAAAAGCTGGTATTGCCCCAATACGCAGAAAAAATCGTTTTGCTTTGTGCAGAAAGCAAAGCTGCCTACACGGAAACCTGCGGTGGCATCCCCACGGAGACACTTCTTTCCAAAATCCTTTTGGGAACGTTAGGGTGTGTTCCGGCGTATGACCGATATTTCAAAAAAGCCCTGTCTGTGACCAAGGCAGCTACACAACAGTGCTCCGCTAAATCGCTGGTGATGCTCGGAAATCTGTATCTGAAATACAATGAACAATTTGAAGCGCTCCGCAAATATTGCAGCACAGATAGCGTTGAATACCCGGCAGCCAAAATCATTGACATGTGTTTCTTTGAGTATGGTTTGCAACTTGAAGGCGGTGTCTACGATGTATAAAGATGAGGCATTTTACACTGGTGAGAGTTTTCATCGGGTTGGACTGGACATAATTCCCGACGATTGGTTGGATAACGAATCTGACGATGGACATTGGTTTGTTCCCTCTATAGTCAACTTGGCATTTGCGTGTGAACTTTATCTCAAGTCTCTTATTTCGGATGGTGAAAGCCAAGTGAAAGGAGAGCACAAGTGGGAAGCATTATTTAAAACCTCACTGTCCGAAGAGTTACAAGATAAAATCAGAAATAGTCCACCATTCAAAGGGGACGATGACTTTGATGTTCATCTCTGTGAGTGCGGAAACGCTTTTGTTGACTGGCGATATATCTTTGAACACAACAAACCAAAAAGCATAGATTTAGTTTTTTTGGAGAATTTTTGTTGCGTTTTGCATACTTTGGCGAAAGCGGAAACAGACAGGTTTCTGCTCCAAAGAAGGAGCCGCACCAACAAGACAACATAACAAGGTTTTTGCACCTAAAGGGTACACAAGAATAATCCACCGTTTTTAGGAAACGAAGAAAATAGTATATATAAACCCACCCACAAAGCACACATAGTTCTTATTTGGTTCACCTAGCTCCACCAAATCCCGAACCCTTGATAAATCAGGGTTTCGGGATTTTTTCTTTGTTTTTCAATGGTTTCATGGTTTTGTCCATGGTACAATGTAAGTTGAAAGAGTAGGTCGTGTCAAGATTTTTTCGCACTTTAGTTTGCAAGCTCTGGCATGAATGAAGTCAGCCGGCAATGGAGGCATCCTCAATGGCGGCCTCCAGGTGCTTCATATTC